CATGCTTTAGTTGTGTATTTCTACTATTAAATATATTTAGCTGCAAAGTTGTAATAGGATATATATCCCAATGTATATCAACAACCATACTTACGGTATTTACAGCGAAATGCAGTGGAAAACTTTAAACGGGCTTAAATGCGTAGAGAATGAGCTACGTATGATAGCAGAACTATGCTCACCTGAATATGAAGCTTACGCAGTTGGCGCTATATTAGACGATAGAGATACTAAAGACTTAGACATTATCTTGTTAGGACCACACCGACCTGAAAGAATTAACTTCTTATTAGAAGAAATTGTAGGTATTGGCTTTAATAATAATGTTTTGATTGATGTTAAATGGAGTGTATCTAATGAACTGTTCATACCTAGCCAATATAATATATCAATGGGTAAAGTAAGCTACTCTTGGGCGCTCTATCAACCTGAGATGATATGGCAAGGCAAACACTGGCATAACGGAGCCAAACTACAAGACGGCTTATGGATTAAAGAGATGGCACTACCTCTTACTAAAGGTTATTCTTTTAATGATCCTGTGAAACTATTTGCTTAAACAGCAGTATAACCTTTGAGTGTTTCAGTCAAGGTTTTAAGGCTGCAAGCTCAGTGATAACAAATAATCAAACTAAAACACTATGAAAACATACTACATTTACCACATTACAGGAATTAAAATCGGTTGCACATCTGATCTACAAAAAAGAATGGCAGACCAAGGCTTCACAAGTTGGAATATCTTAGAAGAACATACAGACATTTACTTAGCAAGCGATAGAGAAATCGAATTACAAAAAGAATATGGTTTACCAGTAGACAAATCACCTTATTGGTTATCTGTACAAAATAGAGTACCGTCAAAGGAAGTATGTACAAGAGGTGGTAAAACACAAGGAGATATTAACGCAGCTAACGGCCACATGGATAGAATTAAAACTAAAGAATCTTTAGTAAATGGTGGTAAAGTAGCTGGTAGATTAAAAAGATCATTAACCTTTGAAGATGCAGAGTGTATTAGAGCTAAGTTTAAAACATTAGATTACTTACCTACTAAAATAGCAAAAGTTAGATTATTAGCATCTGAATACAGTGTATCAAATGGTGTAATTCAAGGTATTATCTATAATCATAGATACCTTACACCCTAAAAAGGCCAGGATTTCTCCTAGCCTTCTTATTTACAATCTTATTAAAGCTTACGCTTCAACAATTGTTGATGTTACTTCGAACATAGGAGCTGGCTCCATACCTTCGATGCTTATGTCGTACCCGTTTCTATCTTGATAGGCTACTCCACTTGTGTTTGCTGATGTTGTTCCATAAGCTCCTCTAGATATTCCAATTGAAAAGAATCTTCCGTTATTATCCTTTGCTACAACTACTAAGTTAGTAGCTTCGAATAATAATTGTAATTGGTCTCTAGTAGACGCTTGCATTTGATTTAAGATGATATTTGCTACTTGAGCATATGTCACCGTTCCTTGAGAAATATCTCCAGTTACAGTTTCTGTAATAGAAGAAGTTTGTCTCGGAGTTTCAAATTTGAACCAGTCAGACGGTGTTAATGCGGAACCTGCAACTGTAATAGCTGTGATTGTTCCTGCTGTTTCTGCAAAAGATTGAACTGCTCCGTTCGCAATATAGACGGCATCTAAGCCACCTTGATTAGTCGAACATCCGTTAATAACTCCTGCTGTGATTGCACTGCATGCCATAGTTTAAATGTGTATTTTTAAGTTTAGTAAATTGATTAAGCGAGTCCGTTCGTTGAGAAAAGATTTGGTTCTCCAACGCCGACTCCAATTCTCCAAGCCGCTCTAAACTTCATTACATCTGCACCTTGGTCATAGAACCATACGAATGAATCTAGTTCATCTTGTAATCCTGTTGCAAGTATAATCATCTTTGAAGGTCCTGCGAATACGTAATCAGAACCAACTAATCCAGAAGACTTAACTACTGTGATGTTTGTTCCTGGTAAGATTAAGATATCGTTAGACTGTACTGAATCAAAGTGATATAAGTTTTGTGCTACTAAAGCTCTAGTTAAAGTTCTATAGTTAGCAGGAGAAACTACCATAATTAAATCGTCTCTATCTTTTACAGATTCAGCGATTCCATCATATAAGTCTAAAGCTTGATCAACTGCGTTAGCGACCGTCCAGGCTACGGCTCCGGCAGGAACAGTTGCACCAGCAGCAGCAGTGATCTGTCCTTTAAGACCGGTCATTGTTCCACCTGCAGAACCATTCATAATGAATCCTTCGTTATATTTAGTTAGTTTTTCTTGATATTGGTTTGAGATTACTTCTTCAAAAGGAATTTCATCGTTACCAGTTCCAGCACTCATGAAGGCTGATTGGTATACTGCTCTTAAATCTTCTGGACAAACTTCTGTCTTAGATTGTAAAGCTTCGATAATTACATTTACTTGAGTGTAAGTAATTTCACCATCTGGAGTAAATCCACATGCTAATGCTGATACAGGTAAGTCTGCGTCAACAAGGTTAATTGATACTGTTCCTGATGCTAAACCTGTTCTTAGGTCTAGGTAGGAAAGTAAGTCAGTATTTAATACTGATTTAGAGATTAACTCTAATGATAATTGGTCTGTGTAAGCAGGCAATGCCGCTACGTTAAATCCGAATGCCATAGTTTTAAATTTTAATTTTTAGGTTTAGTTTACTTGCGCATAGATCTTAACATAGTTAATCTCTCTGCTAATTTTGCGTCTTTTTCTGCTAATACTTCTTTGAAAGTATTTTTTGCTACTTTAGGAGCTGCTGGTTGATTAGCTACTTCTTCGAATCTTCCAGTTAAAACTGATAATTCTTTCTTTAGCTCTTCAATTACTTCTGCTTGTGGTTTGATCATCTCAGCAATTGCTTCAACAAGGCCTTCCATATCGAAGTCTTCTTTAACATCTACTTTGATTTCATCTTCGAAAGTCTCTTCTGCTTCTTCTACTGATTCTTCCGAACCCTTATCTTCAACATTTGTTATTTCTCCTGAATCACCAACAGATATAATCATACCGTCAGTTGTTTCGTGCTTTCCTTTTGGTGCGAATGGGTCTTCAGATGCTCCTTCTCCAGCTCGTACAAATAGGATTGCTCCAGCTTGTAATTCACCTTCAGTATAGACCTGTGTCCCGTCCACCAATTCAGCTTCAGCCATCTTTAGTTCGATAACTTCTTCTGTAGCACCTAACATAACTTTAAGTTTTGTAATAACTTGATTTACGTTCATATTATTATAGGTATTATTAATGTGTCAGACTTAATTATCTGATACTATTAAATATATATTTGCATTCGAGTGACCAAACCAGGATCGAGGAGCGAAGGAGGAAGGAAGGAGGAAGGAAGAATTGAAAATAATTTGAAAATAATTGCCTAAAAGTTTTTTACTCTCAGAAATTTTGCTTATATTAGTATAGTAATCAATTAAAACAAACAAAAATGACAGAACTAGAAATTTACAACGAAATTGAAAATTCAAAAACCAAAGAATGGGAATCGCCTGCAGATCATATAACAGATAATGAAAAAATACTAAGTGTTGCAGTGGAAATTGCAGATCTTGCAAGAAATAATGGCAGTGAACCTTATATAGGAGTTTTACCATTTAAAAAATACCTGAATCAAACTCTTACTGCTAGCAAAAAGAGATGGCATGAAGTAGTAAACCATGATTATCTAAAAGTAATTGTAGATATTAAAGAATTAGGTTGTGTAATTATTTACGAAGATGTAAAAGGATTCATATGTCTAGACCTTATTCAATCAACTAAAAAAGGTAATGGAACTATATTAATGAACATGTTCCTTGACGCTATAGACAAATATGGTTTAGATGCAGTTACTTTACCAGCATGTATAGATCCTGCTGAATCGATTAAAGCTAACAGTGAAAAAGGATATTACCATATTGTATGGAAAAGGACTATGGGTCTTAAGAGATGGTCTATGGAATTTAACTTTAAACCTTGTAAAAAGACTCCTAAGTTATATTATAAGTCATAACGCACTTACATAGAGATAAGGAGAAGAGGAGGACTATTTGTCTTCCTCTTTCTTTTTAGATCTGATTGATCTAATACGTATAATATTAAGGACTATACCAGTGACTAATAAGGCAAAGGTTAGTATTTCATTAATTCCCATTACAGCGGCTCCACCGCCTGCGATTGTAGTTACGGTTGCAGCTGCGTCTTTGATATCGTTAGTCATATTATTTTGTTGTGGCTTTCTCAATGAATTTTCCTTCGATAGAAAAACCATTTAAACTTCCATCTTTAATTTTTTGCCAAGTATCTTGATTATTGATTTTGTAACTTACAAACCAAGTTCCTTTTGGTACATCAAATCCTAATAGCTTAGACTTATCCATTTCTGGATCTTCTACTATCCAAGATTCTAGTAATGTGTTATCTATCACTACATCTCCATCATGGTTTACATCTGTATTATTAGTCTTGTTAAATTCAAAGAATTTTTTACTAATCTTTTCAATTGTATCTTCTGTAAAATATACATGAAAGTTTTGACCATCTTCGCTTCTTCTAGGTATCAAAGTATTAGGAGTCATTGCTGGTCCGGTGATAATCATTTTGTCATCTTCTGAGAAGTTCCATGCTGACATTAGATATCCACTATTCGGCATTCTTTCGGGTGCTTCTCCGGCTAAGCCATCTTCTCTACCTTCACTTACTACTACCGTCTTTCTACCTTCTCTAAATACTCTTACCCGCTCCCACCCGTGTTGGCAGTTAGGTCCTCCCTTATATTTGAATATATCATAGCGACTTGCACCTCTTGGGCCAAAGCCAGGATTTAATCCAGCCATTCTATCTATCTCATCTTCAGTATATACTTTGTTAAGTCTTAACATAGCTTTACAGAAATCTCTTTGACCTGCTGGTCCTGAGTATCTATACTTGATTTCGCCTTCATCTTTAGGATCTTTCTTACCTAAGATGTCTAAACCAATGATCGCTTTTAGAGTGTCCTGGAGATCATCAAATTTTGCTTGTGATTGATTAATCTCTATTGTGTTTGCATAGTCTAAGGTTTCACCGAAATCAACGTGTGAAGCCATCTCTATAATAGGGTCAACTGCTGCATGTTCTTTACCACACATATAACTTCCATCTGGCATTTGATGTTCAAATCCGTCTGGACATTCTTTGTTCTCTCTAATCTCTGCTAACTCTTGATTTTTGATAGGAATACAGTTAGGTACTTGTCTTCCACCTTTGTTTTTAGTTCCATAAGCTACATAACCACTTTGGCAAGGGTTGTCTTCTAAGAAGCTTTCTCCTTTGTAACTATTATAACATATAGCAGCGGCTTGATCTTCATCAAAGCCTTCCTCTATTAACGTGGGAATACATCTGCCTATATAATCTGCTTCAGTTTCTCCTGCTTTAGGATCTACAAATTGTTGAGCTGCAAAAGCTTGCCATGAAATACCAATTGCTGGCTTATCTACTAATGACATTACTTCGACACCTAAGTCTTCGAATTGCATATCATCCCAATCTATTAAAAGTTCTACTATTTTTCCTATCATAATATTATATATTCATTTTACAATCTTGCGAGATCATTAATTTTAGCATCAGCTTCTTGTTGTGTTGTCATTTCATCTGATACAACATAGGCTCTAACTACATTAGCACCACTACTTCCAGTTTGTTGACCTAATTGAACTGTAGTTTCTTCGTCTCCGTCAGCACCGGCTCCTGCAGCTAGCGCTACACTAGGATCTACAACTGTTGCTGAAGGTATGCTCATCGAAGGAGCGCCTCCTCCTCCACCTCCTCCACCTGGGACAGGAGTTGAAATAATATCTTTTACAGATTTAAAACCAATAGCAGCAATTGTAGCAACATTGGCAATCTTTAATCCTATTTCAAAAGGTGTAATAGTCTTAGTAGCAAGTTCTGCAGTAATACCTTGATAAGTATTAATGGTTGCAGCAGCGATTGCGGCAGCTTTACCAGCAGCGGAGTTCTCTCCTAATAGACCAGCAATAGCTCCAAAGGTTTGACCTGCCATAGCGATCTGACCTTTCATTTCTTCTTTCTTTACTTTCTCGTTAAACTTCTTTTCTTCTTTAGCAAGTTTGTTTCTTTTCTTAGTAAAGCCATCTCTTATCTTTTGCTTTTGATCTTCTGTAGCTTTAAGAGTTTCTAATTCTCTTAGCTGTGCTTCTTCTTGTATTCTTAGTTCTGCTTCAGCTTTTCTAAATGTATTATCTATAGACTCTATATCTAATTCAGCAATCATATCCATTATGGCTTGCTTTCTAGCTACTTCTTCTAATTCTAACTCTGCAGTTATTTTTAATACATCTATCTTTCTAGTTTCTAAGGCAGTTTCTGCATCTATACGTGCTGCCGTAGCTTCTGCTAACGAAGTCTCTAATTCTTCTCTCTTCTCGTAATTACCTTCTTGGCTAATTTGTAGCTTTAAGTTTTGTTCTTCTAACCTTGCTATTCTAGCTAGGTTTTCTGCTAGCTTAACTTGTGCTACACCTACTTTTTCTAGGGCTTCTTTTCTTTCTTCATAAGTTCTAGTAGTATCTTCTGCAATCTTTTGCTGAGTCTCTAGTTCCTTATTAAGGTTAGCGTTAGCAACTATAAGTTCTTGTTGTGCATCTCTAATAGCTCTAAACTGATCTACTAATTTCGTAGCTACTGCCACTGCTTTCTTTACTTCAACTACAACTTCAGTAGCAAACTCTACAACTGCTGTTGCGGCTTCTGTTACTTTGTCTGTAATATCTTCTACACCTAACACTACTTTACCCATCGCATCTGCTGCAATTTTTCCAGCACTACTAAAGTTACCTTTAAATAGTTCTGATATAGCATTACCAAGTGCAGGAAGGAGTTCTAAGAGACCTTCAAACCTATTGATTATATTATTTTTAATCAGGTTGACAAAGTTCATTAGAGCTTCTTTAGGGTTTGTGAATACCCAGACTAACATCTCTCCTACTTTAGCAGCTGCATCTTGTAATTTACCAAATATAATTCCTAAGGCTTCAGTAGCTATCGCTAACTTACGTGAACCTTCTTCTGTATTCTTAAAGTAACTTATAAGAGAAGTAATAGCAATTAATAGTAAACCAATACCTGTGGCGGCTATAGCTCCCTTAAGTCCTTTAAAACCAGTAGTAGCGCCTTTAATACCGCTCTTAAAATCTGCCCACTTTTGTTTGGCATCTCCTAGAAACTTATTTTCTTGTGCTACTTTCTTAGTCTCTTTACCGAGACCTTTCATAGCCTTTTCGGCTTCTTCAACGTTGTTAACAATTTGTTTAACTCCGTCTACTTCTATTGTAATTGAAATCTTCTTATCTGCCATCTACTATTAAATATATTTTACGTTACTATTGAAATGGTTAAGGGCAATCTCCAATGCCTAATGTTATTGTCATACCACTTGATATTGACGGAACTGTTTGAGAACAAAATGTAACTTGTGTTCCAAGTGATAGTAGTCCACCATTTGAACCACCGTTACAATCAGTATATGAGTAACCTGCAGGATTAGATCCACCATCATTACTAACTATATACTCAATACATGGATTTGGTATGAAAGGTATTTTACATCTTGTATTCTGAGTACATGTTTGGGTTGTTACTGTAACTGTTACAGATGCTGAACTGTTTGTTACCGTTCCAACCGTAGCACATATTGAGATAGTACTATTGCCATTGGCTAGCCAGCTATAACCTAAGCCACCATAGAAGTAAGTACCTGATGCAGGGGAAACTCCGGAGTTTGTAATTATATGACACTTATCTATAGTTGGTACTATACCGTTACATGAATCACAATCATCAAATATATTTGTATTTGTCCATGTGTGTTGATAGTCTGTAGCAATTCCATATATAGAACCACATCCTGGTCCTGTTGAAACATCTATGAAGTCTCCTAAGGTTAAAGGAGTATAACTTCTTATTGCACCATCAAATAGACCATCACAACTTAAGAACTTATAATAGTATTCTAAAGGTGTCTGTTGACATTCTGCACAGTTTTTGTATATTTGTTGAACATCATTATCAGGTGCAAATGTTGAATCACCTATTACTTGGAAACATCCTTGATCATTACTTAATTCTACTACTAAACCAGGTTGAAGAGGTGTTCCACTTAAACTTGCATAATGAATATCAGTTGCATCTGAACAATTTTGAACTTCATAACTCGTTGGAGTTGCACCACCACTACAAGAAGCACAGTCTGTGTTAAGAGCATCTATTGTGTATAGAGCATCCTCTTGTGGATTTGCTACAATTATTTGAAAACATCCTTGTATTTGATTAAGTGTACATGTTTGTTGAAGCGGTAGTTGTATAGTTGAAGTTGCAATATACACCGCTGAACTTAATTGAGTACAATTGTTTAAGTGTTCTCTAAGCTCATACTTATATAAGACTTCACTACATATGATTGTAACAGTAAAGGTATCTGATTGACAACCATTAATATCTTCAACATAATAGTTATAAGTACCAGGACAAAGGCCTGTTCTATCTTCACTAACTACTCCATCAGACCATACAGTTGTATAAGGTCCTCCTGCTCCACCAGTTGGCGTTGTATTAATAGAACCATTACAAGGTGAGCCGTCTGTTCCACAATCTGTAGCATTTACAAAAGTAAAGGTTGAGCTTACTGGAAGCGCTGTACTTGCTGGCACATTTACTTGTACAGTTGCAGTTCTTCCTAGTGAATCAGTTACTATAAGTTCATCGATACCAACTGGCGCTTGGATAACAAAGGTATAAGGTGCTTGACCAGCAGGTGCATTAAAGTTACCACTTGCTCCACTTTGAGTTAGTTGCCAGGTGAATGCTGGTGTACCGTTTGTAGTTATCTGTATTTGACCTTCTTCACCTACACATCCTGTATTAGAGACAGCTACAGAGAATCCTGTGAGTGGCTCGTCTAACCATATAGGTCTTTGATCGTTAATAGTAATCAATTGACAGGTTACTTCAGTTTCTGCACCTACTTCTGCATTCATAATCTTTTCAGGTCTATAGTACTTACCATTAACAAAGATGATATCATCAAATGTAAGATCTTGTAAGTCTACATTATTTAAGATGAATCTTGCGGTTAGTCTTCTACTAAACTTATTGTATAGTGATGAGATATAACGTGACCAATATTCATCAAAGAGCGTAGAACCTTGTTCAAAGTAACCTGTTCCCGGTGAAGGGTTAATATAATATCTAGTATCGTTAGAGAAATTTAAATTTAAGCTAGTCTGTTGTACTGGCCAATTCTCATAAGGTGAAACTAGAGGCCAATTAGTTTGTAAGACTGCACTAGCACTATCATTGTTTAAGTACCAATTGACACTACTAGCAGTTTCTTTTCCATTATAGAACATGATTCGGGTCTTAGGCTTAATAGGTACGAACTCTATTGCATCGCCATCATCAATAGTATATATGGATGGAATAACCCACTGTGGTATTGTAGCGTATCCAGGACTACTAGCATTAATTTGATCTAGTGGAGTTGGCGCTATTCCTTCTACTGAGATCTCTCTAGTTCCTTTTAGTAATTCATTAGTTGAATCAAACTGTAAGTAACCATAAGCATGTTTGTTATTATCTTGATGGAATGTATTAACATAATCCTCATCTTCTGCTTTACTAAATTCTATCGTAGCACTCTGTGTATTAAATAGAGGCTCTAACACCATGTCCTTGTTTTGTACTAGCTTATGAGACCAGTCATATGTTACACCACTTCCAATGAATTCTTGCCATGGTTCTATGATGAAGTTATTAGGTCTCTTATTATCAGGTTGCATTACTAATCTAAACATAGTAAGTATATCCTTAACAAAGTCTATTTGTTTGTGCTCACAGTCTAAATCTAGTGGTGCATAGTAATCACCAGGTGCAGCAGTACAATCCCAATAAGTATTAGATACTGATGAGTAATCTACAAAGCCACTTTGTGTATCACAGAGGACTTGTATAATTTGTCCTGCTAGGGGTTGATAACCACCATTACGTGAATCCCATGTAAGTGATGATGTGCCACCATTACCTGTAACGTTACCAGTTGCTAGTGTCTGTAAGACGTTACCACCTATTGAAGAGACAACACATAGTCTTAAGAATACTGGTATTTGTACGTTAGGTCCGTTTGATTGTTCTACTTCTCCATTCATCTGTGCTGATGCTGACATAATATAGAACTCTGTTGGCGATGCAGCAGTCTGTACTTGAAAGTAAGAACCTTGTACTGGAATGTTAGGTGTATAGTCACCTGCTATATTTGTAATAACATTAGGGTTATACATATATTGGTTAATATCGTTCTGACCTGTATTGTTAGTATTGGTAGCCTCAAAGTTAGTTCCACTAGATTGTTCAACCTCTATACCAATCTGTTCGTTATTACCGAAAGCACTAATGTACATTTGGTAAAACCTATCAGAGTTTAAGAAGGTAGAAGAATAAGTATAACCAACATCTTGAAAGATTTGATCTAAGACTCTCTTAGCTCTAATCATTGGTTTCATTCTAGTTTGAGCTAGTGAATTAGCAGGAAATGTAAATGATCTACTTCCTTGGCCT